CCAAGTGCCGTAGTCTGAGCCTCAGCAACGCGCTGTTGTGACTCGGCTAATTCTGCTTTCGCTGTATCGATATTCTGCTGGAGCTGGTCAACAACCGTTTGTTGTTGCGCGCGAATATCTGCTCGCTCCTGCAGACCTTGATCTCGTAAAGCTTGAGACTCTGTAGCTATTGATTCTTTGACTCCAGCAAGCCGGTCTTCTAAAGCTTTGACTACTTCTGACCGCTCTGCCGCCTGTGCGGCCAAACCAGAGGCCGTTTCTTCTTGGAGTGCCTGCTGCAGATTGGATAAAGCGGCTTCTCTCGCGCTCGTGATCCCCTGTTCGCTTTGCTGTTGTTGAGCTATAAGATCCGCGAAGCGTCTTTCGAGAACCTCATCCTGCTCCGCCTTCTGCGCAGCTAACATCTCGCGATACTGTTGAGCCTGTCTTTGGCCCTCATCCTCTGCAAAATCTAGGGTGCGTAAAGTGGGCGTCGTGGGCGTTGGACCTGCGCCTCGATCAAAGACTGGACGATTGAGCAAAAAGTCCTGCAACCCTTGATATGGAGAAGTTTGGCTAGCGTACTCCGCCGCTGCTCTGTCAAGTTCTGACTCTGCCATTTACATCACCAATTTTTACATGACCAAAAACTTGGCGCAAAAACGTCTTTCTTCTTTTCTACCGCATCGCATGAGTGGCGAGCGCGAAATGATTTGCGTCGAGCCGGTTCATCTTTTTTGATTGACATCTTGGGGTCGCCGTAGCGCACAATCTTTACCTGATCGCCTTTTTTGGCGAGAACCGCAAACTTCTTGTTCTTGCCGGGCGTTCTTTTTTGCTTGTTATAACCGGGGAAAGACTCACCTCGGTAGATGAGTCGTCCCGATTTTGTGCGTTTCACGTCAGACGTATCAGCCATAGGACTTGATAAGCTCCAAAATAATCATGTATGTGTCTCCACTGGAGTGACCGACCGTTGTGAAATCCAGATCACCAGTTTTACCGGAGCCGGCATTATTCGGTATACCAGAAAAATCACTGTAGTCGTGGTAACCGTTCGAGTCTTCACTCAAGCCGATTGCCAACACATTTGTACTCGCGTCAAACTCAATTTTTACAGACATGCCTGTACACTGCCACCAGATACGGTTTATCTGAACACCAGAACAGGCAACTCCGCGCGAGTTGTTGGTCAACGCAGACACATCAACCTTTTTTACTGCCGATTCACCTGTGCCATCAGAGGCGTTGGTGAATTTCAAAATGGCGATTCGCTCACCATCTTGAATTGTTTGGCTCGTTACAGCATCCGCCATAATTCACCCCCTATAGTTCAGTCGAGGCAGTGCGCTCTTTCAAAGCAGTAATGTAGTCCACGGTCATGACTTTCGCCGCTGCTGCTCCGTTTTGAATGCCAAAGCTAACAGTAAGCTCTTCGTCATCGGGTGCGTTCGTAGCCACGACAGTGCCTACCTCTACATTGTTCTGATAGACGTGAAACAACTGGTCCCTCGGATCAAATACAAAACCAACGGTCATGAACGTGTCGTCGGCCATAGCCGTTGGCAAGTCAAGAGTTGATTGAGTGCCATCCTTTTCAACGATGAATTGCAACGTAGTGCTGCCATCGGTCAACAGAAAGAATACGCCGTCGCTAACGTCGAGTGGCGATGTGTCAGTAATTTGTAGACCGATTACCACGTCACTGGCGTCAGCGTCAGAAGTCTTGAATCTTGAGTTGAAGGCAAGCTGCTTGCCAGACTCGAACTTGAATCCTTCTTTTACGAGCTGCAGAAAGTCGTTGTCATTATCTGCGTCGTCGTTGGTGATTACCAAAAGTCCACCGTCTCCGTCACCCAAAGCCTCAGAAGCGTTTCCAGAGCCACCCTCTGTCGTGGTGATGGTCCAGTCGCTTGCCAAGTATGTGTCGAAGTCGTTGTGATAGACGTGGTACTTCGCAGGAGCAGGCATCTTCAATCTGCCTAGAGTGCCGCTAGCGGCTACGTTGGTAACCCCGCTTGTGAAATGAGTCGTCATAACAGTTCTCCTTAAAAAACCAGTGGCCGGCCCATCCGGTCACCATTTGACTCTTTCAGTTTAGGTGAATAACAGGCACAAAAAAAGGGGGCTAATGCCCCCCTTTTGAACGACAGGATTACGCCCCTTGTGAGCCGTAAATTCCCCTCCAGTCGGAAAACCCGAATGAATATCGTTCGCGCGCCTTATACCTGATGTTACCTGTTGTAAAGTCAGGCTCCATGCTGGTCTCCATCGGCGTGCGCTGAAACATCTTCAAGCCTTCGCCAGCGTCGGTGACGCTAGTGAGCAAGAAGAATGCATCTGGGTCAGTCAGATAATGATTGACCGTGTAGCCGCCGGGTAGTACGCCCGTATTACGAATCGCGTTGATGTCGTTGTCCGCCGTGCCAGAACGCAAAGTAGAGTTCAGGATACGGTCTGCAACGAATACAAGCTGAGGCGGAACAACAAGCTTAGTCGCTTGAACCGAAATGGTCAGACCTTTGTCATCGGTGAACGTACTGATGTCAATCAGCGCATCTTCCAAAGACGTTTCGTTTAGGTCAGCCATCGTGGTAGCGCGGTTGGCCGCTGTGCCACCACCCGCAAGCGGGTGTGCTGTATTGATCAACGATACCCCGTCACCTCCAGTGAACGAGCTGCTGAAAGCGTTGTTGAGCACGTCTGCGCCTTTCACCTCTTTGGTGTTGGCCATAGATCGAGCTAACGCTTTCACATACCGCTTACCCAAGCTGTCGTAGAGATTGTCCTCGACCGCTTCGTCGGTGAGCGCGAATGCTAACGATATTGTATCGTGGGTATATCGAGCAGAGAATGACTCTGAAGCGTTGTCAAAGACTACGCCCTGTCCCTCTGTCTTCACAGGCGCTGTGCCGAATCCGGTGATTAACACCTCTTCCTCGAAGGCGCGCTGAGAGTCCTCTAATGCAAACAGTTCCTCATACTCGCGGTCATAAGAATCGTAGCTCATGCCAAACAATGCGTTCAGGCCGGGTTCCAATTCTTTCGCTAATTGTGCGCGTGAAATTGCCATTACCTAGCCTCCTTATGCCAAGCCCGCGCCTTTGACACCCATGATATGGTTCTGAATCACAACCATTACATTGGTGTTGGCGCTTGCAACGTCTGAGTTATCGGGATCTTGGCTGATATCGATAGCCTTGAGCGGTAACGTCGTGGTGGTAGCACCAGTGGTTACGTCAAGCTCCACGTTAGATCGGCCAGATGCGGTGTCGCCCGTTGTGGACTGATCGACAATATCGAAGTTCCCGAACAAATCTGCTACAGGGAAGGTATCGTCGGCCTGAACCTCAAAGACTACGTCAGGATCATCGATTACAAATGCGATGATGTCTGCAGCAGCGATTGAGCCGGGATAATGATTTTTGAACACTTGCTCACCAGAGGTGGGGTCTGTGTACTGTACTCCGTTGAATACCCCAATTACGGGGACAGTTGAAGAGGCGGCAGCTCGTCCTACAACGCCAGCAGTCAATTGCTTCACCAAGTCGCCTTGGAAGATCGCACCAGACTGGTTGTTCGCGATACGATAACGAGATTGACCTCCACTGTATGGAGCGCCACCCATCATGCGGGAGGGCTTTAAACCGAAAGCGGCATCTTTGTTAGCCATTTTTTGGTTCTCCTAAGTTTTGCCAAAAGTTACTCGGCTGTCTCTTTGCGGATCATACTTAACATAACGGGAGTCGCCACGAGTCTCGTTGAACATCGTGTTGTCTAACGCCTCTTTGGCTTCCTGAGTTTTATCCGAATAATATTCGTTACGCTCTTGCACCGTTTCGTTTGGTATCTTCGCAAGCAACAACCCTTCGTTATAGACAACCCCTGCGTGCCTGCCGTCCCTATCCATTGTCGGAACGGTGTCTTGCCATTCAGGCGGTAGATCGGTCGCTCTCACAAGCTCCCAACCTTCTCTGACGCGACGGCTGACGTTTGATCTGTCCTCCGTCCCAAGCATCGATTCTCGTATCCACCGATAGGTATAACCCGGCGGGGGAGGCGGTGTATCTAGCTTACGCACTGGTTGCCATGGTCGTCGCCGAGCTTCTTTATCGTGCGCTCCGGCATCACGCGATGAACGAGTGTTTTGTTTACTTTCTGACATTACGTTGAACTCCTGTTTGCAACTTTCTGCTTTTCTTTCGCCACCACTTGGAGCCAACGCTCCTCACTCATGTTATGCGGCTTCAGACCTCGGAGTTTTTCGAGTTCGCTTTTTGTGAACTTAACACCGTCCGAACTGCCTCGTGTTTGTTGTCGCCCACTTGATGTGGTACTAGCAACTCTTTGCACGGCGGGTTGTCTAGTATTTGATCCGACGGTCTCCGTACTGGCTTCCTCGCCAACACTAAGATTAGGGTAAACCTTGCGGACTCGCGAATCCAGTGCCTGATAGTAATCTTCAGAATCTGGTTCGTAGCCCTCGTTAATTAAATTGTAGTGAGTGAAATATGCAAACTGCGTGGCTTGCAAGTTCTCCTCATCTGATTGATCACCGTACCAAGGATTTTTTGAGTGCCAATCTTTAGCCTCTGCCGTTGGCTGCGGTCCAGCATCTTGCTGCGCAACCTGTTCTGGCTGGTAAGTCTGATAGTTTTCTTGTGCTTGCTGTTGTACGGGCTGCTCTTGAGCCTGTCGAGTTTTCGCAACACGCAACTTTTCTTTCTGAATAGCAATGTCGTTTTTGAGCGAGTCCGCTTTGGACATTAAGTCAGGATCGCCTGCTTGCACCGCTTTTCGATAAATATCGTCAACTTGCGCCTCTTTCGACTTCAGCGCCTCTTCTTCTTTTTCAAGAACGGTTGACTGTTGCTGTTGGGCAATCTGGCGGTATTGCTGGAGTTCTTGGTCTTTTTGTAGTGCTAGACGCTCAAACTGCTCTGCACGTTGTTCTGCAGCCCTAGTTTGTGCGTTGAGTTTATTGATTCGCTTTGAGACCCCTTTGGTGTAGGTGTCTAGCTCATCGTCGCTGTTGACCGGCGCGTTCTGTTCTTCTACGGGATCGTCGGTGATCTCTATTTGTAGTTCTGGTTCTGCCTGCTCTTGGTCTTGCGCTGTATTCTCAATCATAAAAAGCTCACAATGTCGTCGGGGTCTTCAATGGTGGCAATCACTTCATCATCGTTGATGAGTCGGATCTCTTCACCGCCTTCGAGTTTCATTCGGCTTCCTGAGTATCGACCAATCAGAACCCACTGTTTCTCAGCGCACCACGGCTCTTGTCCATACTTCTCTTTATCATTGTAACAAAGCGGCCCCATCTTGAGGACGTAAGCTACAACTGTTGCTAACGCTTCTCGGTCTATCGTCTCTTTGGTAAGAGCGATACCGCCCTTAGATGTCATTCGCCCCTTATAAGGCAAAACTAGCATCCTCCACCCAGAAGGGTTGGGCATCCGGTCCATAATCGACAAGTCGATCAATTTGGGGTCCAACACTCGATCACTCGAATCGACGTAAACACTACCCAAATTTGTATTCGTCATACTTTGTTATCCTTGAAATACTGAGAAACTTCTTGCTGAATCAAGTTTAACGCAGTTAGCTCTCCTTGCAACGATCTGTAATGTTCAATATCTCGTAGCAAACCGTCCATCATCGTCGTCTGAATGAGTTCTTGTCGCTCCTCAATCACACGTCGGATTTTGTCTGCTAGATCAATATCATCCATCAATCGCGCTCGTGGAAATCAAAACCTCGAGTAGCAGCACCTTGACCGCGCGCTTTGATCACGCGAACTGTGCCGCCTACAGTGCGACGAACAAGTTCTGGCATGGTAGTCGTCGTCTTGATGGTTTTTGTTGGCGAGGCCACCTTCTCAACTCGACTCATATCTTTAGTCGTCATTTTTTCGTCCTTTTTGTTGTAGCTTTCTTTGCAGGCGTTTTCTTCGCTGTCGTTTTCTTTTTCGGTTTTTCTTCTGCCAGCGGCTCTGGTTCTGGCTCCACTACAGGCTCTGGTTCTGGCTGTGCTACAGGCTCCACCGGCGCTTCCCCTGAAATGCGTGATAGTTTTGCCATGATACGAGCATCGCTCGCAGCTTTTCTGGCTTGAGCCTCGGCCTCCGCAGCCTCGCCTGCCGCACGCTCAGCAGCGCGCGCCAAGCGTTTCATCGCCTTCAAGTCTTGTTGTAGTTGTAGTTTGTAACTCGTTGTCATCGGCTTCCTCCAAATTTGGTTTGCAACTCAGTGAGTTTCAAGTTTGCCTGCTG